TAAGTGAGAAGGAGAGCAAATGAAAATAAAATGGATTGATGACAGAAAAGGAAAGCAGAAAGTAATAATACATATTAATGGACACACCATTGAAGTATCAGAAGAAGGAGATGGTTTCACTGATGGTTGTGTAAGTATGTGCAAAGGAGAGTATGGCTCACTTAAAACAATGTTAAAACACGAGTGGGTATACAGAAAATCTATTGATATGAAAGATGAATTTGAAACAGAATAAAAAAGGAGAGCAAATGACATTCTTAGAGATACAAAACAGAATGGGTAGAATAGAGAACTTATTAACAAATGGAGATACAGAGTTTTTAGATATGTTAAACGAATATGTAGTATTGTATTTAAAGCTACAGAAAGGGATATATGACACAAGATGATTTATATGACCTAATAAGGTGGACAAATGATACTGATGGCTATCAATTTGCAAAAGAGATATATAACAGAGAAGAGCCTGATGAATACACAAGAGGTAAGTTCTCAGATATGCAAAAACACTTGATAAGGTGGGTTGCAAGTCTTGATTATAAAAACAGAGAAAGATTAACAAAAGCTATAAACAACCAAGCAGAAAGGTGGATAAAATGAAAACGAATGACATAAAAAAAGGAACAGAGATAAGAACATATCAACTTGGAGTTACTGTTACTGGAATAATGATGGATAATTCAAAGGGAAACACAAGACTGATTAAAACACACGGCTCTGAGGTTGGTATGTTTGATGAAGTTGGTAGTGTATATGCAACAGATATTATATCTGCCAAAGATAGTAATGGTAATTGGATTAATGTAGAACATACAGATAAACAGTTAAACGCAAAGAATATGAGAGGTATGTTCGGATTTTAATAAATAATAACTGAGTGAGAGCCAACAACTGGTCCTCCTGTATGGTAAAGATGACATATTTCCAATTTGGCCAGTCATCTACAGGGAAAATAAGTCCAAGAGCATATAAATGCGTATCGTTCAGGCAAAGGAATATGTGAGGCTCTCATTCAAACAGAAAAGGAGAATGAAATGTCAGAACAAAATAGAAATGATGAGTTATTGGAATATATAACTGATAGTATAAGGGAAATTACCAATATAAATCATTTAAAAACAGTATCGAAGGAACTAAAAGAACAGAGAGATTACATTGGTAGAAAAATAGGTAATCAATTACAGAGAGGTGATAATGTAAGAGTAAATGGAACTAATGGTATTGAAAAAGGCGAGGTTATTAAAGTAAACAGAACACGAGCAGTTGTTAGAATAGATAACAGACAATGGAATGTTCCATTTTCAATGATAACAAAGGAGGTTAACAATGGGTGAAATATATAAACAAGAAAAAACAGACACAACAGTAATTAATTATAGTGTTCCAATAAAAGATGAACTGATTGAAAACATATTATGCTCTGCATTTGAAGGAGGCTCAACATATTGGGCAAATAATGTCAGTTGTCATAGCAGAGAAGATATGAAAAAAGTTGGTGGTTGGAAGCACGAATATCTTACAAAGACAAAACTGAAAGATGCTAAACTGATTATGCACACAGATGATGATTGTGAAGTTGCATTTTCAAAGAAATCAATCATTGATGCATTACAGATGATGGATGACCCAAAAAATGGCTGCACAAAAGCACTAAAAAGAATATTGTTTGGTGATTGGGATGCAGATGATGCAGATATGGTATTGCAGATGGCTTGTTTTAAGGAGGTTGTATATGGATAAAGAATACATATTTCATTGTAGAGGTTGTCAAGAGCCTGATAAAGAATATCCTAACAAAGAAATCGAATGTGATGAATGTCAAGGAGAAGACTGTGGAACATATGTCAACGATGAAGGAGATTGCTGGAAATGTAATGGATATGGAGTATATATGCCTTTTATGTCAATAGGGTGTCATCAATGGGCAAGAACAGATATTTATGGTATATATACAGGATTGTATTGTGATGATTGTTACGATGACCCACATAAATATACTTACAGAAAAGATGAATATTATGACCCAGCTTATGCTGGAGAAAGGATGGAACCAGATGAATAGGAGAAATAAAATGAGTAAAACAGAAGAAAGACTAAAAGAAGCAGAAAGAATACTTAAAACTGTTTTAGAAGATGAACAAGATACGAGCAGAGAATATTTAGTTGCTTTGGTAACTACATATTTCAATCGTATAAAAATCACAAAAGGAGAAACAGATGGCAGAATCTAAAGAAAAAAACTACGAACTGAAAGACCTAATCATTGATGCCTGTGATACACTTGAAGATGAGTGGGAATCAATAGAAAAAGGAGAATATGATTTAGATGATATGATACACGAGATAGCAGACAGTGCTATTCCAATATATTATTGGGATATTGCACAATATGCAGCGTGGAACACTTGGTTAATGCAGGAAATACCTGAAATAAATCCAAATGGTAATGCACACGACCAAATACAGGCGAATATATATGAAGCAGTCTGTGAAGGATTACACAAACACATAGCAGAAAAAGAAAGTAAATAATAACAAAAGGAGAGAAAGATGAAAATAAAAAATGTAACAGTTGAGCTTGATAACATCGTAGGATGTATAAACAGAATGAAAGATGATATTGAGCAATTAGAACAAGACAATAAGAAACTGAATGAGGACTTACAAGCCTTAGAGAAAGAAAGAGATGAAGGCTATAAATCATTCAATACTGATACTCATATACTTATTGAAAGAGATGTGTTAAAAAGTATCAGAGAAGACCTTGTGGAAGCAAAAAGCAGTGCCAGTTATGCTCTTGATGAGGCAAATGGCGCAGAAAGTTGTGCAGAAGATGCAAAAGGCTCGGCAGAACTTGCTGAAGACCATATTGGCTATAGTATGGATAAGATAGATGAGGTAATACAACAAGCAGACAAAGATAAAGGAGATGACAATGAGTAAGATAAATCTAAAAACAGCAACATTAGGGCAAATTGAAGATGAATGCGACAGAGTATATGGAACACCATATGGACACAATATAATTGGTATAATGTGTTCAGTGGTTAAGGATAGATTCGGAGAAGAAGAAGCAGATAGACTGTACAAAGAATGGCAATATTAAACAGAAAGGAGTAATAAAATGGGAATGGATGTAAGCGGATTAAATCCGAAACAGAATAAAAATATTGATAATTTTCCAACAATGAAGAAATTTGATAGTATGGATTTCTCAGAAAAATGGAAAACACTTGATAAAGATGAAAAGTTAAGAGATGAATACTGGAAAGAAAAAGATAAATGGGAAAAAGTAAATCCAGGTATTTATTTCAGAAACAATGTATGGTGGTGGAGACCACTATGGAACTATTGTGGCACAGTTGCTGATGATATAGTAGAGACTAATATGAGAATGATGAAAATTGAATACAACGAAGATGATGAGCCTGATTATGAAAAATCAAAATGGGTTTCAGCAACCTGGGATGATGGTCATTCAAACAGTGGAGCAGGATTGGATGGTAAACACGCAAAGTTACTTGGTAATAGATTGATGGAAACTATTGCTGATGGAACTGCAATAAAATACCAAGCACATCACCTTCAACGTCTCGAAGAAATTCCTAACGATACCTGTGGATTTTGCAATGGTAATAATAGAGGCAATACAAAGAAGAAAGACTGCAAAAGATGTGATGGCACAGGAGAAACAGAGAGCTTTGCTAAGAGCTATCCATTTGATGTAGACAATGTTGAGAGATTTGCATTGTTCTGTATTGAGAGTGGAGGGTTTGAGATATGTTGAAATTAACAAAGCAATTAAAAGCTGATATAAGAAAACTAAAAAAAGATGACCTTGTTGTTTGTAGTGATTGTGGCTCAGAAAATGTAACTGAGAAAATGTGGGTAGATAGTAATAGTTTTATATCTATTGATGGGGAATCATACTACAAATATATGGGAGAAATAGACGATAATCAGTATTGGTGTGAAGATTGTTATGATATGGCTCATTTAGTGCATATATCAGAATATAAAGGAGATAATAATGATTAAAATAAGTATAACAAAAATAGATGATAAAGGTAGAATAAATTTACCTGCTCACTTTTTAAAAGCTAATAATATACAGAGAGGTTGTGAGGTTATTATTGAAGCTATCATTAACAATAGTGATGCAGTTAAACTTAAATTCAAGGGGGTTACAGATGCCAAATAGGAAAGCAAAAGAACGCAAAATGGAACGCAAACGTAAAAACCTTGAAATCAAGAGATGGAAACGTGAACAGAAAAAACTAAGAAAGGGGAAATAATGACCGCAGATAATGTTATAAGAAAAATACTTATAATAATAAGGACTACAAACTGGACATATAGAGATAACAGAAGGCCAGCCAGAGTAAAAATAGATGATTTGTGTACTGATTATTTAGGTTTAACTGAGGATTTGGATTGTGAACTTTTATGTGAAGATGTGGAAAAAATGATTATAAACAGAGAATGGATGGATAAATATATTGGATGGAAAACTGATTTAAATAAAAGTCCAATAGAATAACATAAAAAGGAGAAAAAATGAAAAGTAAAATAAACACCTGGTTAAGTCATCTCTGGAAAATGAATAAAGACGAAAGTGATTTAATTATAAATGAAATCAGACAACACTTGTTCAGAGTTAGAGATGAGGCTAAACGTAATTATGAATTAATAAAGGAGAACAAATGAGTAAAGTATTTGGATACACACAGGATTTCTTAGATGAAATAGGATACAGCCTTGGATATGATGATAACAATCTTCCAGAGTTTAAAGATATTGAAATGGTGTGGAGGTTTAATATATCTGTTTGGGAATATAATGGAATGACAGAAAAAGAGTTTTACACATCAGAAAGAGGATATTAATATGATTGGATGGTTGTCTGTAATTGTAATGGTATTATTGATAATTGAAGTATTTAACGAAAAAAGATAAACAGAAAGGATAAAAATGGATATAGATGATATTTTAAAGAATTTACAAATGGATGAAGGTAACCCAAATGGTGTTTATTTGCGCGAAATTGCCTTTTTAATGGAACAAATTGAACTTTTGAAGCTGGAGGTCGACCAACTAAAAAAAGAGCTTAAAAGTAGCGAAAATAAAAATAGTAAAAAAAAATAAATAAATAAATAACTAACTACTTATATATATGTATAGGTATATTATGTATATATTTAGGGTAACAATAGAGAGGAATATAATGAGTGATAATACTACTTATCTAATTAAAAATATCAACAGACAAGACTGGATGAAGTTCAGAGCTAAATGTTTAACAAATGGTTACGGCTCTGCTGCTGAAGTTCTTAGAGATTTGATAAAAAAATACTCAAAAGGCACGATAGAGTGATAAAAGTAAAAAGTCCAACTGATATTGAGGGGATATATAACCAATATCTTAATGAAAAACAAGAGCAAAACAGATTAGAAAGATATGAAGGTAATGAACATTGGTATCACGCAAGTGGTGCAGGGTCTTGTTCAAGGAAATTATACTACGAATCTGTTGAGAAGTTAGAACCAACAATACAGTTTGATGAAAGAACAAAAAGGCTTTTAAGATTGGGTACTACAATACACGATGACATACAAAATTCTCTTACGCGCGCGCACTTTAATAGAGATTATAATAGAGATAATATTAAGCTAACTGATAAAGAAAAAGAAATTAATAATAAAGAAAAAGATATTGATTTCAAAGTTGAAGGAGAAATAAGAATTGATGAATTAAATGTAAGAGGTTTTTATGATGTTGTTGCAAAACACAATGTCCCTGAGCAGAGAGTTTATTTGTATGATATTAAAACTTGTGGTGGTTGGTCTTGGAAAATGAAGTTTGGCAGAAATAAAACTTTAAATCCAAGCATTCACTATGAATTGCAGTTAGGCACTTATGGGTATGCCTTACAAAAAGAATTCGGTCAATTGGATGGTATGTTCCTTTATTACTACAATAAAGATGATTCACAGATGAAGGCTGTAGAAGTCCCTTTATCTTTTATATCAAGAGCATATCTATTTTGGCGGAATATAAACGATGAACATAAACAAGGATTACCGAGTTTCAGAGTTGGAGTTTCACCTGTACAGAAATGGCAGTGTAACTATTGTCAATTTAGAGACATCTGTAATCCACCAAGATAGGAGAGTGAATATGAGTAACACAAAACAAAGCACATTCATGAAGCTCTACAAAACAGACGTAAGTAAATATATTGAGAAGAAGGGTCAATTTAATTACTTGTCTTGGGCTAATGCAGTATCAGAGCTTAAAAAAGCTTCACCTACTGCAAGATGGGGTGTAACAAAAGCGGAGGATGGTTCGCCATTCTTCAAAACAGATTGTGGTTATTTCGTAGATGTATGGGTTGAAGTTGATGGTGTATCACTATCACAGATTCATCCTGTGCTTGATAATCGTAATCAATCAATAGAACAACCAAATGCATTTCAAATTAATACGAGTTTGCAAAGAGCATTAGCAAAAGCAATAGCACTGCACGGATTAGGTTTATATATCTTTGCAGGTGAAGATTTGCCAGAGCCTGATGCTTTATCTTCGAAAGAAGCACAAGACTTATATGATTTAGCAAAACCTCTGGGTAAGAAGTTTGTTGATGATTTAAAAGTTAAAGCAACTAATATGAGTTTAAATGCACATAACTACGAGGCTGCTATAGAAAAAGTACAAAATATAATAAAAGAGAAAGGAAAATAACATGGCAGAAGTAAACGATATGTTCAATGAAATAACAAAAGAACAGAGCTTTTATGTAAAAGGTAAGAAATCTCAATTTACACCATTTGCAAAAGGAGACTATTGGGGTCATATTACTGAGGTAGATTCTAAGGTTCTTGATGTTAAAGATGGACAATACAAAGCAAGGCTATATACATATACATTTGTAGCTTCAACTGAGAATAAAGATTTTGATTTTCAGTATGAAGATATTGATGGTAAAATGTTAACTACAAAAGGACATGTGTATATAGGTAAAAAATTCAAAGGTAAATTATGGAGGTTTTTAGAGCCTTCAAAGGATGATACTTTTGAATCTAATCCAACAGGTAATGCAGGATATTTAAGGTTCTGTGAAACTATCGGAGTTGAATGTCCGAAAGAAACTAAAACAATAGATGGAGAAGATGTTGAAGTTCAGTTATTACCTGAGTTAAGCGCAGATATGATGCTTGGGCAACCAGTTTGTGCTTTCGTGGATAAAGGAAGACCATTTACAAACAAAGAAGGAGAGACCAAAGTTTATTGGGATGTCAAATTCTGTAAAAAATGGACTGGTGGAACTAAAAAAGAAATAAGTGCTAAAAGTGGTTCGGATTTACCCTTTTAATTAACGCTTATAACAGTGTGGGTGTACAGGCCAAAGTAATGTCAATAAATAGCTTAGAAATCTGTATGCCCATACGACTAACATAATAAAGGAGATAATATGGGAAGAGCAATAGATATGGAAAACGATATTGCAAGATTAAAAATCAAAGTTGAAAAATTAGAGAATCAGTTAAGAGGAATGATTTCTAAAATTGATGAGATTTCTGAAAAATCAAGTAAAACAAAACATATAGATTTAGTAGAAGATGTTGGAGTAGAGATAGAGGACAACAAAAAGGAGAAAGATGGCAAAAAAGAAACCGACAATGAAGGAGATGCAAAGAGTAGTAAGCAATCTAATAGTAAGTCTGGAAAATCTAACAAAAAGAGTGTATAATATAGAGTTTATAATAGACAACTATCATGAATGGAAAAATGAAAAAGATGAATTTAAACAATACGTACTTAATGTGGTTGAAAAGTCTACTAAAGACGGAGCTAACAGCGACGTATCTGACAAGTGATGGTGGTAGATTTTTTGATGAGTATGAAGCAGTTATACACGAATATTCTTTGCAGCAGAATAAAGCCAAAGAAAGGAGGTGGAACGAAATGAAAACCAAAATAGCAGAGCTTGTTTGTGACATAATAAAAGAGAAGCAATGGGGTATCTTCTTCAAACATGAGCCAATGAAAGCTTTACCTGTACAAGATGAAACATCTTTGTATAAGATAAATGAAGTGAATCGTGATGAGCTTATGGATGCTGTTATGCAAGCCTTAGAAGAAAGGATGTCAGGATGGCAGGAAAAAAAGGTCAATACACAGGAAGGTCAGACAGACAACAAATTATCGATTGGTACAAATCAGACCTTGAAGAATACAGGGGAATGATTGGAAAGTACACTGAATATAATACGTTAGTTACAGAAGAACTAATAAACAGAACTGAAAATAGAATTATTGAATTAGAAGAGAAAGAGGAGAAGTGGAATGATACTATCAGGAGATTGCTTATCAAAGATTGATGAGATTTCTTCAAGTAGTATCCAAACAGTAGTTACTTCACCGCCTTATTGGGGACTTAGAAATTATGATAATGATGACCAACTCGGTCAGGAATCATCACCAGAGATTTTTGTCTCCAATTTAGCAAAATTATTTAGTAAAATTAAAAGAGTTTTAAAAGACGATGGAACTGTTTGGGTAAACATTGGAGATACTTTTTTTGGAGCAAAAGGTGGCCATTACGACAAAAATAGTATAACAAATTCAACAACTGGAAATGAGTATAGACAAAAAAGAGCTGCTCCACCAAAGCATGCTTATTTAAAAGATGGAGATTTATCAGGAGTACCTTGGATGTTTGCAGTTGAAATGCAAAAACAAGGATGGTACTTAAAACAAGATATTATTTGGCATAAACCAAATCCTATGCCAGAAGCAGTAAACAATAGATGTGTTAAATCACATGAATATATTTTCTTGTTTACAAAGAAAAAACAATACTACTTTAATGCAGATGCAATAAAGATAAAAGATGTTAGACGTTCAAGTGTTTGGACTTTTAATACAGCATTTTTAAAGGAAGCTCACTTTGCAGTCTTTCCAACTGAACTACCTGCATTATGCATTAAAGCTGGAAGCAGAGAAGGCGACATTGTGCTTGACCCATTTCTAGGAAGTGGAACAACTGCTCTTGTTGCTCAGGAACTGGGAAGAAAATGGATTGGTATCGAACTAAATCCAGATTACATTGAAATAATAAAGCGAAGAACAGCACAGACTCAACTGTTCTAGAAAGGAGAAGGATATGGTGTTAACTCTACCATATGATAGCGCCACCGAGGATGCGATTCTTGGAGCTGTTATAATGTATCCAGAAGAATATGAAAACGTAAGTAAATACTTATCAAACGATGAGGTTTTTTATCAAGATAAGGCAAGATTGCTCTGGAGAAAATTAAAAAGAATGACAAGGGAAAAGGAAAAGATTGATATGGTTACAGTCGCCTCTGCGTTAAATGATAAAGAAGTAAAGAAAGGTCTAACTGCTCACTATATTTCTATTTGCTATAGTGCCGCTCCTGGAAATGGTGGTGCTGCGTATTATGCTAATCAGCTATATGAAAAATACATACTTAGAAAAGTAATTGTTAATTCTGAGGAAATTCAAGAGAAAGCAAAAAACAACCACACAGATGTTTATGATGTTATTAATGAAGCACATTCTTTATATGGAGAACTTTTAGATGTAAGACCAAGTCAAATTCAAGATATTGAAGATGTAATATCAGCTACTCTGCTAAGCATAAAAAATAAATCAACAAAACTAATCACAACTGGATATGATAATATGGATAAATGGTCAGGTGGTTTAACAAGAGGTGAGATAACAATTATAGGTGGAAGACCAGGGCATGGTAAAACTACTGTAATGGTTAATATGTTAGCAAAAGCATTAGAACAGGGTCAAAGAGCTATGTTTTTTAGTAGAGAATTACCTAATTCTGAATTGATGAAAAAGATAATATGTTTAGAATCTGGAAAGCTATCTTATGGAATGGTAAGAAAAAATATATTTAGCGATGATTCTCTTAAAGCTATTAACGAAACAATAGATAATATAAGAGATAAATATTCAAAAGAAAATTTCTTAATGTTTGATAATCTTAAAGACTTTTTGGCATCATCTGCGGAGGTTAAAAGATTTAAACCTGATATTATATTTGATGATTATATACAACTTGTTTCTTGTGAAGGATATAGGTCAGAAAGAAGATTACAGATAGAGAAGCTTGTTAATGATTATAAATGGTTAGCAAAAGAAAATGATTGTGTTGTTGTTTTAGCATCACAATTAAATAGATTCATAGAAAGAAATAATACGAGAGGAAAAGCACTGATGCCCCAACTATCGGATTTAGCTGAAAGTGGAGCAATAGAGCAAGTAGCAGAGAATGTCTTCTTTTCATATTATGATTACAAAGTACAAGGAGAAGCAGGTAAGGGTAAGAATATAATAACACTTATTGCATCAAAAGTTAGATATGGTGATTCTGGTGTTGCTGACCTTGGTTATGATGGAGATAAATGTAAACTGTATAATGATATAGGAGAGATAATAAATGAAGACATCCCATTTTAAATATATAGGTATTGACCCTGGAGTTGGTGGTGGAATAGCTTCAATTGATGAGGAAGGAAAAATAAAAGCATATAAATGTCCAGGCTCAAGTGAGGATATGGCTCTGCTTTTTGAAGTATTAATTGGAGATACACCACCTGATGATATAAAGCTATTAATGGAAAGGGTTTGGGCAAGACCAGCAAATGCTGTTAGAGCCGCCTTTACATATGGTGTGAATTATGGACAATGGCTTGGTATTGCAGCATCACATGAAATTAAGATGAATACAATGATTCCAGCTAAATGGATTCATGCAGTTGGTTGTTCAAAATCTTTAAAAAGAGATGTAAGAAAAAGATGGTTAAAAGAAAAGGCAAAAGAATTGTATCCTGATATTAAAAGAGTAACACTTAAAACATCAGATGCAATATTAATAGTACATTATGCGAAAGGAGAA